AATTAGAAGACAAATAGTCTTCAGGAGGTAGTATGATTAAAGTAATAAAAGGAACACACAAAGGAAACAATGTGTATATCTGCACAAATAATAAGTGCGGCACAGTGGTTGAAAATTTAACTTCAACTGAATATTTTCCAGATGGGTATCACTATGATGTGTGTCCTGTTTGTAAACAAGATTTAGACTATAAAAATCCAGTTGTAATTGAAAAGACAAAATTTACAGCTGCAGATCATAAGGTGCTTGCAAAATGGGCAAAAGAAAAGTTCAACTCGTAAGACGTATTAGAGAAGTATATGAGTTTGAAGTAGATGAAGACTCAATGAATTGGGAAGTAAAAGATAAAGTTCAGCAAAGTATTAATAGTGGAGTTCTTGAAGAAGCAAAAGATTTAAATCTTAAACTTTTAGATAGAACAAATCTAGATACTATTTATCCTATTGGAGATAATTATTTAGAGATGCAAACGCACAAAGAAAATATGCTCATCTTAGATGAGTTTATGCGTATTTGGGCTGAGTATCCACGTGAAGACTTTGCTTCTACTCTACATGAGTTGGCGCGCACCATTCATGAAAACGCAGATGACGACTATGATGCTTATCTTCCTGAGGATTATTGGGAAAAGTATTATACAAATGAAGGAACAGAAGAAGATCCAGACTATGTAGAAAAAGAAGAGTTATGGTCTGAACGTTGGGATGCAGAATATACTGCAATTCATATGTGGATTAAAGATATGAGTAACGATGAATTATTAAAGTGGATGAAATCGTTAATAGAGTTTATTGGGTATTAAATATGCCATATGTTATTTATGAAATCGATTATGATAAATATTGGTGTGGAGGCTCTGAGTGGTCTTCAATTTTAGATTATGCAATGGTACTATACTCTATCGATGAAGTAGATGCAGCTATGTCAGGTTTATATAGACAATACTCAGACTACAATCTTATGTATAGAAAAGTCAGAGTGAGGTAATAAATGAAAGTAGAATTAATTAGTTATACAAAGCCGTCAGAAGAAATGTTTAAGAATGGAATCCGAGAAGCACAAGACTTAATTGCCTATTGCGCTCGTGTTTCTAATCCCGCAAATCAGTACAATACAGATACTGCGGAAAAACTTGTAATGTATTTAATCAAACACAAGCACTGGTCTCCACTTGAAATGGTCAATGTGGTTCTTGAAATTGAAACAACTCGTGACATCGCTCATCAAATTGTGCGGCACCGTTCGTTTTCATTCCAAGAATTTTCACAACGATATGCAGACCCTACAAAAGAATTACATTTTGTTTTAAGAGAAGCTAGACTTCAAGATAATAAAAATAGACAAAACAGTATTCAAACAAATGATGTTTCATTAACATTAGGTTGGGAGCTTCAACAAAAGAAAGTAATTGAAACAGCAAGGGCCGCATATGATTGGGCTATTGCTAATGGTATTGCAAAAGAGCAAGCCAGAGCAGTACTACCTGAAGGTAATACAACAACCAGACTTTATATGAACGGAACACTTAGAAGTTGGGTTCATTACATCGACTTAAGAGCAGGCAATGGAACGCAAAAAGAACATATGGATGTAGCAAAAGCTTGTGCTAGAGTTATTGCAGAAGTTTTTCCTCTAATTACAAAAGTGGTGAACTTAAATGACTGATACATTACTACATATTTCTATTGTTGTTAGTATTATTGGAAACGTACTTAGTGTTTCTGTCGGTGTTTTTGTAGCATTGAGGTATATTTTTACAGCAGAAAAAAGACTTAAAGCTATTGAGAAGTTTATTGGCAAAACCAATAATCTTAATAGAAATAAATAGGAGTTGATTAAAATGATGTTTAGAACAGCAGAAGATTTAATTGAGCAGTATTCCTGGCTTAATCCTAGAGAAGATTGGTCTGATGACTATATAGACTTTAGTGATGGTGGGCACTGGACAGAGATAGATGACTTACCAGAAGGTTGGAAGGAAGGCTTTCTTGAAGAAATGCTTGCGGAAATTGATGAAGTTTTAAATGAATATGATTGTATTGATGATTATAGAATATTAGAAGCAGCAAATAAACACGGTCAATTAAAGTGGCTACATGGTGGTTTTCCACTTGAAGCAAAAGAAGACCTTGACGCTATTGTTAAAGTCTATAAAAAAGCAAGTCTAGAAACATGCATGGAGTGTGGTAGAATTGGAAAAGCTTTTTTAGTAAATGGCGAAATGCTTATTGCTTGCGACTTACATAAACCTGAGGAGGACGATATTGATGTCTTACTCTAAACCAACATTACATATGATAGGATTGTTTCATACAATTCCAAATCATCATTACGACCACTGTGCATTCACTGGTAAAGTTTTGCGCTTTGCTAAAATGATGCAAGCACAAGGTTATAAAGTGATTGAATATTCTAATGGTAAGAGCATCTCAGGAGCTGACGAACAAGTTCAAATATATACAGAAGAAGAAGTTGCGGAATACACGAAGACCGTAGACAACTTTATGAAACTCGCCACAATGGGAACTCCAATGTGGCAAAACTTTCAAGACCGATTAATTCCTGAAGTTGCAAAACGCATTAAAAAGTATGATATAGTTTGTCACCCTTTTGGTCCTTCGCATTCAATTTTAGTTACCAGATTTCCAGAAGCTTATCACGTAGAGACTGGTATAGGTTACGATACCGGAGACTTTGGCGCCTTTAGAGTTTTTGAATCTTATGCTTGGATGCACTATCATCAAGGTAAAGACCAAATTAAAAATGATAAAGGTGAAGTAGTTCAACAAGGTCGCCGCGGAAAATTTTACGAATGGGTTGTTCCAAACTATTATAATGGAAACGATTGGGAACCTAATTATGGAAAAGGTGATTATATACTTTACTTAGGTAGAATATTTGAAGGTAAAGGATTATATGTTATTCAAGAAATCTCAAAACATTTTAAAGAGAAAATTAAAATCGTAGGTATGGGAGATCCAACTCCTTTCCAAGCTCCAAACATGGAGTTTCTTGGACCTATTGTTGGTCAAAAAGAACGCAGTGACTTATTAAGAAATGCAAGAGTAGTAATTATGCCAACGGTTTACACAGAACCTTTCGGCGGTGTAGCCGTTGAGGCGATGATGTGCGGCACTCCAGTAGTCACGACAGACTATGGTGTATTTCCAGAAACCATTGAGCATGGTAAAACAGGATTTAGATGTCATACTCTTGGAGACTTTTTAGCAGGTATAGTTGCGGCAGAAACTTTAGATAGAAGATATATTGCAGATAGAGCTCGCAGATTATATAGCACGCAAGCTGTTGGTAGGCAATATGATATTATCTTTAAACAAATATCTGAGCTTCAAGGTCCTGGTTGGTATAGTTTACAATCTCACTACATTAAAGAACCTTCTTTAATTTGGGAACAAAGATGGTGGGGCGATTGTACTGACACTAGAGAAGAAGAAGAAAAGCAATTAATATATGCCAAGTATATGGGACTTGGAGTAAATAATAAAACAATATACTTTAATCCACCTTATGCTATGAGGCAAAAAGTAATTGATATTGGTGGTGGACCTGTATCTATGCTATTAAAAATGGCAGAGGATGAAGTCAGAGATTGTAAGGTTTATGACCCATCAACATATCCAGATTGGACTATGGAAAGATACAAGGACCACGAAATTGAATATGTTAAGAAGGGCGGCGAAGAAGTAAATGAAACAGGCTACAATGAAGTCTGGATTTATAATTGTCTCCAACATACAGAAGACCCAGAAAAGATTATTCAAAATGCAAAGAGAGCTGGAAAGAGACTAAGAATATTTGAATGGTTAGCTCCATCAGGTATCGGTCATCCACAATCTTTAACAAAAGAAAACTTAGATAAGTGGATTGGTCAAGAGGGAAATGTTAAGTTTATGAACGAAGGTATGTGTTATGGAAATGCATACTATGGAGTCTTTGAATTTAAAAATTGACTTGAATATAAAATTATGATATAATTATTGTAATGGAGGAAAAATATGATAGCATTTATTGTAGAAAAAGGCAATCGTAAAACCGGATATAAAAATTTAGGAATTATGAGTGCTGACCAAATGTTTGAATTAGTATATGCAACAATGCCAGAAGAGGATGTTAATAAAAAAATCATAAGACAATGGCAAGAAGCAGAATATACTTACATTGACTACGGCAATCGTATAGATTTCTTCAGATATAAAGCAGCGTTTAAAAATATAAAAGAAAAGGAGGCCGATTAAAATGGCAGAATTATTAAAACACACCTTTGTAAAAAGAGCTGACAGCGAACAAGAAGCTGACAACTTAATTTACGAACACAAAGCTATGAATGATGGCGAAGTTAGCTACAAAGTTAACCACAAAGTCAAAAAAACAAAAGGTGAAGTTGTTGAAGAATGGTGGGAAGTCACCGTAACACACGACTACACCAAGTAGGGAAGTAATGTCGGTAAAAACAAAAGATAATAGTTTAACCTTAGGGCCGAAGAACTCAGGATTAATAAGTAAAAATAGTCAATTCATAAATGTAATTGGTACATTAGAAGAACTCCAATCTAATATTGGTTTGATTTTCGACTTAGGAAATAACCAAACTCCTAGAAATATACTATTAAATATTATAGAGTCATTGTCTGATATAAGTAAAAATATTTATTGCGGTCAAAATAAGTATGAAAGTTATATTGATGTAATGAATGATATGGAAAATACAATTAAATTTATGCAGTCCAAAATTATAAATATTATTAATATGCCTTTAGGTTCTCAACTATTGTCTCAAATCAATATAGCTAGATCAGTTACTCGTAGAGCAGAACGAGAACTAGTAGCTTATGATGAAAAATTAAAAAAGCACGAACCTGCTATTGAGTTCTTAAATAAATTATCTAATTACTTATTAATACTTTGTAATTTTTTAATTTAGCATTAAAATAGAAACAGGAGCCGTACTATTATGGCTCCTTTTTAATTAAGAGGGAATTTAATGAAAGAATTAGAAATACTAAAAAAACTTATGCTAAGTAAGCGTGGTTGGTTATCATGGGGTATTGCGAACTTAATTGTTAGTAGTCCTTGGTTAGTCATGGGCGCTATGTGGTTGCTTACTGGTGAGCAATGGTTTTTAGCAACAGCTACTGCGATATGGACTTTTCAAATGTTGCCTATACCATTAGAAAGTATTTTAGTATTTGTAATTACGATTTACTTTTTTACAGTTGTCTTTAAAGGAAAAATAGATTAATGCCGCATAAGTAATGACCTTAAATTTGACTATCATATCTGAATATGATAGAATATAATAAAAGAGGTGGTGTGTATGACTGGCATATATAAAATAACAAATCTTATAAACAATAATTGTTATATAGGAAAAAGCATTCATATAGAAACTAGATGGTCTGAACATTTAAGAAACTATAAGTATATAAATAGACCAACTTATAATTATCCATTATATTTAGCAATGAGAAAATATGGTATAGAAAATTTTTCATTTGAAATTTTAGAAATTACAAAAGAGAATGATAAAATTATCTCTGAAAAAGAAAAACACTATTATGAAGTTTTTAAACCAGAATATAATTTAATGATACCTGATGAAAGTATTTCCTCGTATTTAAGAAAAAAAGTTTATAAAATAGATATGAAAACTTTACAAATTATTTCTTCATATGATGGTGTTAATGTTGCGGCTAGAGAAACTGGGTTAAAGAGAAGTGGTATAAGCAATGTTTTGACTGGTAGAGCAAAAAGTTGTGGTGGATATTACTGGTGTTTTGAAGACCAATATAATACATGGAAAAATCCAGAGCCGCAATATTCTCCAAACTGGAAGAAGATAGCCCAATTAGATAAAAGTAATAATTTAATTGCGGTTTTTGATAGTATAAAAATTGCTGCTAAAAAAACCGGAACCGAAAGAAGAGATATATCTTCGGTTGCTAATGGTAAAAGAAAAACAGCAAACGGCTTTATCTGGAAATATGTTTAATTAATATTTGTATTTTTCAATATTTTATGATATAATTATATTACAAGGAGAAAATAAATATGAATATTTTTTTTATATCAGAAGACCCTGTAATTGCTGCGAAAGCCCAAACTGACAAACATGTTGTCAAGATGATTCTTGAGTCAGCTCAATTACTTTCAACCGCACACCGTGCACTTGATGGTCAAGAGTATATTCAATTATCTAAGTCTGGTGCTCGTCTTCGTAAATGGAACCATCCAGACACACACATGGACGCAACGCTTTATAAGTCTACTCACCTTAATCACCCTTCTGGTATTTGGGTGCGGCAGTCAAAGCAAAACTATATCTGGTTGTTTCAACACTTTATTGCGCTATCGCAAGAATATTATGAGCGCTATGGTAGACGTCACGCTAGTGAATTGTTGCTTGCAGGATTGTTAAAAAATCCTCCTAAAAATATTCCAAACATTCCACGAACTGCAATGTTAGTTGCAATTACAGATACACAATGGCACGTACCAAACAATCCATTACAATCCTACCGCAACTATTATGTTGGAGAAAAACTAAACACACCCAAAGATACTGAGAGGTATTACAAAGTATTGGGTTTAAAGGAGGCCGCAAATGAAATTAGAATTGACAACCTATCAAAGCACGGGGATGGGTTATTATTGGAACATCTATAATAGTGAAATTAATTTTGAAATGATACAATGCTTAATTAAACATGTCGGCTTTGCTCGTGACTATGGAGCTGAACCTAAAAGACTTTATCAAATAATTTTAAAAGATGGAAATAAATTACATACCGATTTAGGTGGTTATAGAAAAATATTAAAGTTCAGCAGAGAGTATGGAGTTGAGTTAGATGTCCGATAATTTAGATACTGATAAGATATTCGCTTATACTATTGCATCTGTAAAAGATATTGGCGATATAATCAAAGACTTGATGTCAGAAGAATACTTCCACTTAGCTCTTGAGTTTTTAGAAGAAGAAAAAAGAGCTTTGACAGAAGCAAAAAAACTATTATTAAATATTAATAATGCCAGATATCGAGAAACCTTTGGTGAGATGATACCTACAAAATTAAAAGATATTGAGTTCGCAATTAAGTTTTGCAACAGTAGACTAATTGATGGTAAGTATAAGTTAATGGCTCAAGAAGATGAATATAAATACGATAAGAAGAAAAGAGAAGTCAAGATAAAAAATCTTAAAAAGCTAAAATCGATAGCACTAAACACAAATGAGTGGCAATTTGCGGACCACATTGATACTGAAATTCGCAAAGAAGAAAATAAAATGTTTCAAGCGTAGGAGGTAGCAGTATGAAAGTAATGACTTATAAATTAAATGAAGAAAAAAATGAATGGCAGCAAGATAAAGAAGTAGATATAAAAATTAAAGAAATGGGATTTTCAACTATTTCCTCTGAAGATTTAAAACTTCCACAAGAAAAACAATTAAATATGTATTATTTGTATCTTGAGGGCACTGGATATCCCGACTATAAAGGAGAAAGTGAGTACTACGTTTTAAAAGAAGATGTTGATAAACTGTGGTTTGAAAAAAGCAAAAGAAAAGTTCGCAAATCTTAATTAATGGGGTCGTAATGGTCTCGACAGGTAGTAATCAGTAGAAATGCATGCGGCGTGGTTGCCTAAAACCAAAACAAGATAACTGATAACAGTTACATTCCTGCATATACGCCTTCAATGGCATATGCATTAGCTTAACTTAGAAGGAGCTATCTGGGCGAGTCCTCTCTGGTGGGACAAACCCTGAAAATAAAGCCAGATATGAGAGTGCGGCCCAACCAGCTACACTTAAAGAATACATGGTTTGCGCACAGTTCAATTTTGACTTTTTATAATAATTGTGCTAAGATAATATAAGAAGCTAAGCATGTAGAAATTTTTATGGGAGAGCTATTTGGACACGGGTTCAATTCCCGTCGACTCCACCATATTAAAAATTTTAAGCGGTAAAAGTGTTGACTGGCAATTTATTAGTGTCGGTGCAATGCTAACAGGATTATTCTCAATAAGAATAAAGAAAGAACAACAGTTCTAAGGAGGACTGAAAATGGAAGACTTAAAGAAGACAGTAGTGGTAGAACCTAAAAAAGAAAAAGTTAAAAAGATTACACCTAAAAAATTAGTTAAGAAATCAAGTATTATCGAAACTAATTTAGCTAGAGGTTTCTTTGTTACCGGATTTTTAGGAGCAGTATTTTTTGGACTAATTACATTTAATGTATTAACACCAACAACTGGAATACCCGAACAATTATTAGAAAATAATGTAGAACTATTACAAACAAGCATTGGTTTATTTTTAATCGGTGCGTTCTCGTTTATTAAAAAATAGGAGGCAGATTATGCCAGAATTAAAAAAGACAAAAGACGAAGTGGTTAAATTCGCCGAAGGTCAAAAGGTATTTGTTCCTAAACAAACATTTGCTTTTGATACGGAATTGATTGAAGTATTTAATGTATTTCAAGATGATGGGAGCGAAGCTTTATTATTAGTTAATAAAGAAGGTCATATAATTATGCGCGCACGTGGAATGGTATTTGGTGATATTGTTATCGCTAAACAATACTATTTAAATTGGTTGCAAGTAATGCATGACAAGTTGGCGGAAAGCTGGAAACCAGCTGAACAACCAGCTGAACAACCAGTTCCGGAATCTGTATTGTAGTTGCCAAAATTTGTAATTCTAATACACATATGTTATAATATGTGTATAAGAAATAATTCTGGTGCGAAGACTCAGGGCGCAAGCCTATTAGTCACAAGAGTTTGAGTTCTCTCGATAGAAGAGACAAACACGGAAAGCACTTAAGAGAAACCGCCAGAGATGGTTCCTACTGACATGGCTTTAGGAGCTATTAAAACGAGAGTCGTAAAGTCGTCCTCGAGGGTTAAAGTCCCTTCTTTTTTATAAAGAGGTATTGTATGCTATTAATATTATGCGGCAAAACTGCTAGTGGTAAAAATACATATCGAGAAACCCTGATCCAAAGAAATATTTCTTGGCACAGAGCAGTTTCACATACAACAAGACCGATGAGAGAAGGGGAAGTAAATCACCTTCAATATCATTTTGTTGATAATGTTCCATTTATTACAATGGCTATACAAAACTTCTTTATTGAAACAACAGATTATCGTTTATCGGATTATACAGAAGAAAAATGGTATTATGGATTAACAAAATCGGAAGTTGATAATGATAAGATAAACTTAGCAATATTAAATAAAGATGGTGCAATAAATGCTATTAATTATTTTGGTAAGAATAGAGTTAAAATAGTTTATCTTTATAGTGATGATGAAGAGCTTCGCCGCAGAGGGCATAAGCGCTTAGATAATAGTGTTAGATTTGAAATGCGGCTACGAGACGATGAAAAACAATTTGAAGGTATACAAGATATCGCGGACCTTGTTCTAAATACAAACTGCTCACGAGAGCAGCATGAACTAAATTACCGCGCAATAGAAAAACTATTGGAGGAAAATTAATGTTAAATTTTTTAAAAAGAAGCTGGGCATGGATAGCTCTTTTAATTGGTGCAGTAGTAGGTACAGTTTTAGTTATAACCTATCTTGAACCAATAAGAGTATTTATCCAAGATATCCAAGAAAATTGGTATGCTTTTGCTTTAATGATTGTGCCAGCATATTCAGCAGGTGTGTTCACAGACTCATTTGTAATTCGTAAAATAATTGCAACAGCAAGAAGAACAGGCAAAGACAGCTTAGGTGTAAACTTCGGTGAATTAGCAGCAATTGATATCACTGACAAGACAAGAGATAATTTATGGTTCAACGGCATATTATTTATTTTAAGCTCTGCGGTAATCGTATTAATATTTGTTCTATAGGAGGACATAATAAATGCCAAGACGATATGACAAAACAGACTTAAGAGCAGAAGTTCAGATGGCTAAGATGAGTACGGATAAACTTCGTAAAGAACTTAATCTTAGAAGAAATAGACCAGAAATTTCTGGTTGGTCTCAACCCTATGAAGTTTTAATTGCAAAATCAAAACCAATAGTAAAAAAAGTTGAAGAGCCTAAACCAGCAAGGCCAACAAATAAGCCTTTCGTCAATAAACCTAAGCAACAATTTAGACCTGAATTTAAGAAGGCTTTCTAAATTATGTTGATGTATTTTAAAAACATCAAACAACCTTATGTTTTAGTTGCCGATATAGAATATGATAAAGACAATGTGCTACAATGCGCAGGTCTTATATTTAAGTTGGTTGACGAAAAAAACTATATATATCAATTGGCGGTTAACTTCAATTGGTACATTAAAGTTCCGAGTGTAGACAAGTATGCTATCAAGTATACCGGTCTTACAGCAGAGTTCTTAAATGAGAATGGAATTAGCAAGGAAGAGTTTATAAAAACTTTCACGCAATTAATCTCAAACTACAATCCTGAGGATATGTTATTCGTATCACACGGGGCGCAGAACGATCGATTAGTCTTGAAAAAATTTGGAGTAAACACATTACCTCTCCATTCTTATTGCACATATAAGAATGCGCGCCGTATCTTAAACAGGGAAAGTACATTAACACTAGCGAATGTCGCTGAGGAGGCTGGTTATAAATTATTTGATGAGCACGATGCTCATTCGGATGCTATAGCTACAGCAGTTATATTTTCATTCCTACAAAAGATAGAAAGCAGCGAAAAACAAGAGGGTTAAATACCCTCTTTTTTGTTCGGGAAAAATTTGAGTTTTGTTAAGAACTGTGCTACAATTATATTAGAAAAAAAATAAGTGAGGTACTTATATGAGAATTATAGATTTTAAAAATCTGACTATGAAAACTGAAATCAACTATAAAGTTGTTGATTTTGAATTTAACCTAAACGGTAAAATGGATATACCTTATACCGAGTTTGTTAAAATGTTAAACGAAGATATGCGGCAAAAGATTGCGGCGGCAAATTTAGCTCAATACAAAGATGTTAATCTTGTTTTACAATTTAAGACAGATTTAAAAAATATGGATTTAGACCCAATGATCCCAGCCCTATTGACTGCCTTTGTTAAAGGATTAAATCTAGACAAGACAGTTTATAAACATGGAGAAAAAATATTAGGTGTTCCAAAGCAATTAAATATTGACAAAGGTTTTATGCTAGATGCAAATGCCTTAGATTTAATTAATTATAATCTGCCAGCAGAAAAATTTAATATCGTTTTCTTTAACTATAAAAACAAAGCGACTGTAAGTATTGTTGCCTAGTATGCGCACAATAGAAGTTTACACAGATGGGGCTTGTACTCAAGGTGCTTTTATGCCTTGGCCCGGTGGTTATGCTGTTTATGTAATATTAACGGATAGAGAACCAATTATTATACAAGGTGGAAAATTACACACTACAAATAACGAGATGGAACTAACTGCCTTTTTGAAAGGTCTTGAAGTTGCGGATTTTCAAAGTTTTATGAAAGAGTATGATGCTGTTAATATTTATACTGACAGCGCATATATTCACAATTGTTTTCAACAAAAATGGTATGAAAAATGGTTTAAAAATAATTGGATTAGTTCTTCAAAAGAAGAAGTAAAAAATAAAGATTTGTGGATAAAAATTTTCAATGTGGTAGATAAAGTAAAAAAACAAACTAATTTACAAATACTAAAAGTAACTGCACACTCAACTAATAAATACAACAATATGGTAGACGAGCTAGCGGTAAAAGCTAAAGAAAAGGTGGTAAAAGAAAATGAAAACTATACTATTACTAAATAATATTTTTTCAGCAGATATGATTAAAGATTTTGATTATCTAAAAAAGAATTTAGATATGAAAAAATTTAATCTTATTTCGCCTTTGACCTTTATGAAAAAAGATGACAAGTATGATGTGAAAGATTTTACATTAAAACTTATCGCCACCGCAATATCTTTAGGAAATATGTATAATGATTTTGGTACAATTAAAAGCATTGCAGACCAAAATAAAACAACAATATATTATGGTATGGCACATACTAATGTTAAAGCAAATCAAATATTTGTAATTAATTCTACAGCTTTAGACGTTCAAGAAAACTTGCTAGACCTATACCTTAAAGAATCTAATGTTAGATTTCCATATTTTAAATCTTCTCAAGCAGAAAAGCAATTTAAAAATATTGAAGAAACAGTGGTGTTTTTAAATGATTTATAATAAAAAACAATTAGAAGCAATTAACTCAACAGAGCCTAATGTTGTTGTAGTTGCATCTCCAGGATCTGGAAAAACACTTACGATGATTGGCGCAATTAAAAAGTATTTAGAAGAAAAAGCAAATAAATCTGTGGTTGCTATAACCTTTACTAAAAAAGCCGCAGAAGATATTCAAAGCAAAATTTTTGTTTCTAATAATAATCTTTCTGTTGCTACTATTCATAGTTGGAGTTTAGCAGAACTAAACAAATTATCTATAAAATATCAGTTTAGAGTAAAGATTTTAGCAGAAGATAAAATTAGAAAAATATTAAAACCTTTTATGGAAGAATATAAAGTCCATGAAAAACTTGAAGACTCTTGCTATATGTATATGATGGGAACAATGAATCCCGACCTTCACCAGAATGTGCGGGCAAAATTCGATGCTATATTTAAAAAATATACAGACTATAAAAAATCAAGATATCTCTATGACTTTACAGACTTACCAATGTATTTAAACGATATATTAGTAGAGTATAAAGAAACAATAAACATTGGTGGTTTATTTGTAGATGAGTTTCAAGATGTCGATCCAACTCAATTAGAAGTTTTTGATAAAGTGGTTGCTGATAAGAAATTTTTTATCGGAGATCCAGATCAAGCAATTTATATATTCAGAGGAGCGACTAAAGAAGTCTTTAATAAACTAAAAGATTTTAAGATTTATAAACTAAACGACTCTTATAGAAGCTATCAACCAATACTAGATCTTGCCTCTTGTTTTAAAAAGCAAGTTAAAGATAACTGGTGGATTAATAAAACAACCTATCACTATACCGATGACATGAAAGCAATTAGAGGAAACGGTAAGGGTGAGTGTCAAATGTATTTTGATCGAAGAGGTCGTTTCTCAGACATGATTATTGCCGGCCCAACTATTGCGCCAAAAGATTTGTTAACAGAGCAGTTAGAAAACAATCCGTATCAAGTTCTTTGCCGCACAAATATTGAGGCAAAGACACTACAAAAACTTGGTCTTAAAAATGCTATGACAATTCATCAGGCAAAAGGACTAGAATTTAAAAATGTAATGTTGGTAGATTTCGAAGTTCAAAACGAAGAAGATAAAAACGTTGCTTATGTTGGTCTTACAAGAGCTAAAGATAGGCTTATTGTATCCCATTATGAAACATTATTAAATAATTTAAAGTACTGTGATAAGAAAAAATTAGAATATATGAGTAACGAATTTCGGCTAGCCTTTTAATTGAAAAATATTATGACTTGTGATATAATTATTTATATGGAGGAAAAATATGTTAGATTATAAAAAGTTTCTCGAAATGGAGCCAGGTAAATACTGGAAGCTTCCTGAGAACAAGAAGACTGAAATTGATAAGTATATGGTAGATAAAAACTATATACCTATGGTGAAGTACGATGGTGTCTGGGCCAGAGTGGTAATTACTGATAAAGAAGTTATTATTCAAAGTAGAGGAATTAGTGTGGCAACAAACACTTATGGTGAATACCAAACTAGAGTCCCTCACATTGCGGCTGAATTAAAAAAGTCATATCCAGTTGGTACAGTTCTTCTTGGGGAAATTTGTTTTCCAGTCTTAAAAAAAGATGCCAATCAAGTTGGTTCAATACTTAGGTCTTTAACTGAAAGAGCTATTGCTCTTCAAGAAAAAGAAGAAGATAAACTACATATGTATATTTTTGATTGTTTAGCTTACGATGGCCAAGAGGTTTTAAATAACCCTTTTTGGAATAGAATTTCGGGAGACTGGATTAAAAAAGGTGATTACGTGCATAGAGCTTTTATTGGTTCTGACGCTAAAACATTATTAAACAGCGTCTGGGATGAAGGTGGAGAAGGTATTATATTGGTTAATAAAAATGAGCCATATAATATTGGTCGCGCAAAAGCTTGGCATAGTATAAAAGTAAAGCGAGAGCTAGGCGAAATTGAATCGCCTGTTGTCGCATTCGTAGATCCAAATAAACAATACACAGGAGACGACCCTCACTGGACACACAGAGATATAGACGGAGATTTAGTAACAGAGGCATATGCCAAAGGATGGAAAGCAGGAGTAACGGTAAACTACGAAGGTAGAATTATCAATATTACAAGCGGCCTTACAGATGAAGACGCTGAATATTTAAGTACACCTGAAGCTGCAGAAATAATGAAAGTGGGCAAGTTAGTTGCGGTATTTACCGGAATGAGTTTAACCCCAGACAGTATAAGACATCCAAGACTAATCAGGCTTCGAGATGAAGCTTAGTGGAGGAAATAAAGATGAGAAAATTAATAGCATTTAAAGCCGCATGGTGCGGCCCCTGCAAGATGTTGACGCCGATTTTAAAGCAATTACAAACAGAAGGGTATGATATTCAAATGGTTGATGTAGATGAAAATACACAAATGGCTGAAGCCAATAATGTTTTAAGCATTCCCACATTAGATTTTTTTGAAGATGGTAAAAAATATCGTCGTGTTTTAGGATTTCAAGATAAAGGAAAATTAATACAATTCTTTACTGAAAAGGTATAACTATGTTAGTTACAAAAAGAAACGGAAACATAGTAGCTTTTGACGCGTATAAAATTGAAAACGCTATTGAGCGCGGTCTTAAAAAGATTGGTGTTGTAGATGCAAACATACCAAAAGAAATAGCAAATGAATCTAAGATTAAAATACTTTTGACTAACAAAAGTGTAATTCATGTTGATGAGATTCATACAATAGTAGAAAATGTGATAATGGAAAAAAATTATCACAACTTAGCTAGAGAATATATTACTTATCGCTTTCAAAATAAGCAAAGCATATTTAAAAAAAGAACTAACTTTAAACCTTATGAATATCCTGAATTACTAGAATATGTAAATGCAATTCGACACTCGTATTGGATTCACACAGAGTTTAATTATTCAAGTGATATACAAGATTTAAAAGTGAATCTAACTGAAGATGAAGTCAATATAATTAAAAACGCAATGCTAGCCATTGCTCAAATTGAAATACAAGTAAAAACATTCTGGGCTAAAATTGGAGATCGCTTGCCAAAACCTGAGATTCAAGCAGTCGGTGTAACTTTTGCTGAATCTGAAGTGCGGCACACAGATGCATACTCTGCGCTTATTGAATTAGCTGGATTGAACGATGAGTTTAAAAAACTTGTTGAAGTTCCCGCTATGAAAAAGCGTATTGATTATTTAGAAAAAGCAATACAAAACCCCATTGATGATAGAGACTATTTTAAAAATGTAATTCTATTTTCTATGTTTGTTGAAAGTGTTTCTTTATTCTCACAATTCCTAATCATGATGTCTTTTAACAAGCATCGTAATGTTTTAAAAGGTATATCAAACGCTGTTGAAGCAACTTCAAAAGAAGAAGATATCCACGCAAGATTTGGATTTGATATTGTAAATATTATTAAAGAAGAAAATACAGGATGGTTCAATGAAATAATGATTCAAGATGTTAAGAAATTAGTTCTTGAAGCAAATGAAGTTGAAGCAGAAATCGTAAACTGGATTTATGGAAATATTGATTTAGACTTTTTACCAAAAGTAGTTGTAAAAGAATTTATTAAAGATAGATTTAATAAAGCTATGAACACTATTGGTCTAGAAGACATATTTGAAATAAATCAAGATATGGTAAAAGAAACCGCATGGTTTGCAGAAGAAATGTTAAGTACTAAAAATGTGGACTTTTTTGTAAAAAGAAGCACGGCTTACTCAAAGAAAACTAAGTCATTCACAGGAGACGACCTTTTCTAGGAGGCTATTATGGCATTTGAATGGTTAAATAAAGATTCGCGAAAGTTTTTGTCGCGCGGGTACTTGCTGGAAGGACAAACTCCAGAAGAGAGAATTAGACAAATCGCAAATAAAGCTGAAGAATATTTAGGTATTCCAGGCTATGCGGATAAATTTTATGACTATATGGGAAGAGGTTTTTTCTCGCTGTCTTCACCTGTATGGTCTAACTATGGGATTACTAGAGGTTTACCTGTGTCTTGCTTTGGTTCTTATATTGAAGATGATATGGAGTCTATTCTTTACGGACATGCTGAAAACGGTATGTTGATGAAGAGTGGTGGTGGAACATCTGGATACTTTGGCGAACTGCGCGGCAGAGGAGCCCCAATTAAAAACAGTGGGGAATCTAGCGGTGCTGTTCACTTTATGAAAATGTTTGATACATTAGCATCTGTTGTTTCGCAAGGTAGTGTGCGGCGTGGTTTTTTTAGCGCCTACCTACCTATTGAACATCCTGATGCAGATGAGTTCTTAGATATTGGAACTGAAGGTAATTCTATTCAAGGATTAACTCACGGTATTACTGTGACCGATGCCTTTTTAGAAAAGGTAAAAGCTGGTGATAAAAGTGCTCGTAAGTTATGGGCTAAAGTATTACAGCGCAGAAGTGAAATAGGTTATCCCTATATTCTATTTACAGACAATATAAACAATGGAAGACCTGATGTTTATAAAGATAAAAACATGCCAATCTTTGCAAGTAATATGTGCTCAGAGATTGCGCTACCATCTAGTCCCGACGAAACATTCACGTGTGTATTATCTTCAATAAACTTACTACACTGGGATGAAATCATTAAGACTGACGCGATTGAAACACTTACCTATTTCTTAGACACAGTCGTTACTGAGTTTATCAATAAAACAGAAGGTAAGGAATATTACACCAGACCAAGAAACTTTGCGATGAGACATCGCGCCCTTGGACTTGGAGTTTTAGGTTGGCACTCATACTTACAATCAAATATGTTTTCTTTTGAAAGTCGCAGTGCGGCTAAAAAGAATCTTGAGATTGCAAGAACTCTTAAAGAAAGAACTTATAAAGCTTCAGCTGAATTGGCTACAAAGTTTGGTGAACCAGAACTTCTTAAAGGTTATGGTCGCCGCAATACAACATTGATGGCTATTGCTCCAACAAAGAGTTCGTCTTCAATCTTAGGTCAAGTTTCACAATCTATTGAACCTGAGTTCTCTAACTATTACGTTAAGGACTTAGCAAAATCTAAGACTACAATTAAAAATCAATATCTCAAAAAGCTATTGAAAAAATATGATAAAGATACAGAAGAAATTTGGGAGTCAATACAAAAAGCAGATGGCTCAGTACAACACTTAAAATTCTTAACACAAGAAGAACGTGAAGTATTTAAAACATTTTCCGAAATTAATCCGCATGCCATTATTGATCAAGCTGCTGTGCGGCAAGAATATATCGATCAAGCTCAGTCTATTAATCTAATGATGCCTGCAAGCGTTCCTGTAAAGGAAATTAACGCACTCATGCTATACGCCCACGATATGGGAGTAAAGACACTGTATTATCAGTTTGGTATGAGTCAAGCACAAGAACTCTCTCGTAAGAAAGTTATGAGTGAGGGCTGTGCGAGTTGCGAAGGATAAAATAATATTAAACACAACTTTCTTGGAAAAGGAGGAGTTGGTTTAAAAATACAAAAACGCTCACTATTTCATCTTAGCGTTTTAGGAGGAATTGATGAAAAAAATTATGATTATGGCCGCAGTAGCCTTTACTGCAATTTTAGCGGGATGTGCACAAGAAACATATGAAATCGCATTAGTTACTGACGTAGGTGATATTGATGACAAGTCCTTTAACCAAGGTGCTTGGGAAGGGGTTGTTGATTTCGCAGAAGAAAATAATAAAACCTATCAATACTACAAACCAACTGCCGTTGACAACACTGAA